GTCAAAAACCAACAGGTAAAGCAAGAACCAAAATCCTTGCTCACGTACAACGAAGAATGTCAACTTGACTTTGAATTAAAGTTACGATCGTCCAAAGTGTACCTGTAGTATAAGGACAACTTCATTATGGACCGCATCGAAATCCAACGCAAACTCTATGATGCTCGCAATGAGTATCTGAAGGCAAAGAAATCTGTAGAGTTTTGGACTCGTGAGATTGCTTTTCTGAAAGAGTGTGAAACCAACCTCAACAAACCTGCTGATTGGTTGTTCCAAGAAATGTTTGGTGATACTCCTATTGCTGAAGAAGTTTATGGAGGTTGATTAAATCTCACCAGCACGCTCAGATTGACCTCTAAGCGTGCTATTTTAGTCTTTAGATACCAAACCACTGAGAACAATGAATTACATTCAAATCCCTGATTATGTCTATGAGCGTATTCTCAAAACCCTTCAACAGGGTGTTGATGTATGCTATAATGTAGATTACTATGCAGAAACTACTGAGCAATCTCCAAGTTATGCAAATGGATATAGTCGCGCCACGATGCAAAGCGTGATTGAAGACTTGAATTACTGGAAATCGTCAATCAATTAAAGTTACGATCGTCCAAAGTGTCCCTATACTAGATAATGCAATCCATGAAAATCCAACTCCGTCCGCACCAAGAACGTGGTGTTGCTGCTATGCAACAACATGATAAAGGTCAGATCATTGTTCCTACTGGTGGCGGCAAGACGCTGAAGATGATCTATGATGCTCTGCGTGAGTTGCAGTCTGAAACTCCACAGACCATTGTTGTAGTTGCTCCGCGTATTCTGCTGGCAGAACAACTCTCTGCTGAGTTTCTGGAGTTTATCACCAACGCAAAGGTTTTCCACGTTCACAGTGGAGAAACTCATCACGAATCTTCTACTCGTCCGTATGAGATTCGCCGTTGGGTTGATGCCAATACCAACAATCATCGTCTGATTGTAACCACCTACAACTCTCTGTCGCGTCTTGCTGTTGCGGAGATTGATGTGGATACCATCTACTTTGATGAGGCACATAACAGCGTTCAACGTCACTTTTTCCCTGCAACTGAGCACTTTGCTGCGAATGCACGTCGTTGCTACTTCTTTACCGCAACTCCCAAACATTCCCTGGCAGTTGGCAAACCTGGGATGAATGATGTTGCGGTTTATGGTCAGGTTATCTGCAAAGTTCCTGCTCCTGAGTTGGTTGAAGGTGGTTATATTGTGCCGCCTAAAGTGATTGTCAAGCAACTTGCAATGGTGACTGGTAAGCAGACCAACTTTGACCGTGACTCTGAGAATCTGCTGGAGACCATCGATGAGAATCAGGTCGGCAAGATTCTGATTTGTGCTAAGGCAACCAAGCAAATTGTGTCGCTGGTGACTGAAACTGATTTCTGCCATGAACTAGAGCAGCGTGGTTATTCTTGGATGTATATTACTGCCAAGACTGGCGCTGTGATTGATGGTCAGAAGGTCAACCGTGAGGTATTCTTTGATACCCTATCTGCATGGGGTAAGGATAACGATAAGAAATTCGTTGTTCTACACCATAGCATCCTTGCTGAGGGTATCAATGTGAGCGGTCTGGAAGCGGTACTTTTCCTGCGTAACATGGACTTCATTGGTATCAGTCAGACCATTGGACGTTGCATCCGTCTGCATCATGATGACGCCAAAGGTTTGCGTGATGGACGTATCCAACCTGGCAACCTCAGTCAATATACCAAATCGTTTGGTCTTGTGTGTGTTCCTGTCTACAGCAAGGTTGGTATTGCTACTGCCCGCGCTGTGCAGTCTGTGGTTGATACCATCTTCCAGAAAGGTGAACCTGCTGTGAGTGTGGTGCGCCGCTGATTTGATTCCAAACTTTATACCTACGGGGGCGCTGCCCCCCTTTTTTTGTGCCCATGGCAGGGAGGTGCTGAGTCTCACAGTAGACTCATGCCCACCACTAGAGCAAAACCCCGATTTTCTTGCAATTCTGCTGCAGGGGTGCTATGATACCTTCGCCGCAGGTAAATGACCGATTTTTTTGAAAGTGTAACGCTATGGACGGATTTATTGTGGGTAAGGGTAACTATGCTGCCATTCCGTTTGGTAAACAACTGATGGTCATTCATAACGGAGAGCAACTCAAAGTGTGTAGGACGGAAGCATCAGCGAGGAAGTTCATTGATGACCACAGAAAGAGTAAATCACTTGGTAAACTTCCATTGAATTAAAGTTACGATCGTCCAAAGTGTACCTATGGTGTAAGTTGAAACCACTTTATGCCTCGCGCACGCAAGCAAACTGTTGATGCCGTTGTTGTTACTCCTGAAGTGAAAGTTCCTGAGGTTCTCATCACCCGTCAGCAGTACATTGAAGACATCAAAGTTCGTTGGCAAATCCATCAATATGAAGTCAACAAACTTCGTGAAGATGTGACTAAGTTTACTCAAACTGTTGCTCCTTATGTGAAGCAGTCTGTTGATTATCTTACTGAAAAGTATCAACAACTGATTGCACGCCGCGTAGCAGTCTGAAGAATATCATGAGAGCACCTACAATTTAGTGGGTGCTTTTTTATTGAATTAAAGTTACGATCGTCCAAACTGTACCTATGGTATGAGCAACAAGCAAATGCAGAACAAGCATATTGAACACCCCGAAGATTCTATCCTGACTGGTGATCTATCGGTGCTGGATTGGTTTACTGCTCCTTCACTGGTTTCGGTTAAGATTGATGGTGCTCCTGCTATTGTGTGGGGTCGCAATCCTGCCAATGGTAAGTTCTTTGTGGGCACCAAATCTGTGTTCAACAAAGTTAAAATCAAAATCAATCATTCTCACGAAGAAATTGATGCAAACCATGAGGGTAAAGTAGCATCTATCCTTCACGCTTGTTTTGATAGTCTTCCCCGTACTCATTTCATCTATCAGGGTGATTTTATTGGGTTTGGTGGTGATGATACCTACCGCCCCAACACGATTACCTATAAGTTTCCTGAAATCATTGAGCAAAGTGTAATTGTAGCACCTCACACTGAGTATATCTGTGAGGATGATCTTCGCAATGCCATTGCACAACCTACCACCACACGGTTTGTTGATACTCTGGATGTGAAATGGGTGCAACCTGAAGCAGAAATCTGTCCGCATCTGGACGATGTTGAGGACTTCTGCAAGTTTGCCAAACAAATGAGCACACTCTGCACCTTTGTGAGTGATAAGCAAGCAGCAGAACTCAAAAAAATCATCAATTCTTATATCCGTGAGGGTAAAGAGGTGGATGAGCATGAAATTGCAGAAAATTATGATGTTGACATCAACCTGATGCGTTTGTGGAAGTTGGTTGAATCTATCAAGATGGATTTGTTCTGCTTCATTGAGTGCGACACTGAGATTTCGTGTGAAATTGATGGTCAACTGAGCGATCACGAAGGTTATGTCATGAGCAACGATTATGGCACCTACAAGATTGTCAACCGTGAAGAGTTTAGCAGACTGAACTTCACCATTGCCAAGAATTGGTGAGAATTAAAGTTACGATCGTCCAAAGTGTCCCTATAGTATAAGCACAACCACAATGTCTAACTTTCTCTGCATTACTTTCGGTCCTTCTGATGATGTTGCACGAAACGGTTGGTTTAATCGTAAGCAACGATTTGATGATGTAAATGATGCAAAACAGTGTGGTCGTCGGCAACTCTCACAACCTGGAACTTTCGGATATGTTGTCATTGAAGAGGGTGAAGATTGGTGGGAAGTTGTTGATGAACTCGGTGCTCCTGCTCATGCTGTGAGTATCACTTGCAACCGACTTGGTACATTTAAGGTAGAACCTGCTTCCGAACTTTCTCTGGTTTGATTACAAATGATTACTGCAACTGAACTACTCAACTTTCTCACCAAAGCACAAAAAGTTTCTCCTTGTGGAGCAACCTTTCGTCAAACAGATGAAGGTTATAAAATCACTCTGTATTTGGATTGGCACGATGATGGCAATAACTATAAACAATCTATTTTCATTGACAACAAAGGTGAATCCACTTGGAATAATGGAGGAGACTATGATTTCTACACAATGGATGACATTCTGGATGGAATGATTATGAAACAACAAGAGAAAGAAATCAAAGCACAAAAGCGTAAAGAACTGATTGAATCTCTCACCCCCGAACAACGCGAACTGTTAGGAGTTTGATTATGACAATGCCCACTTATAGCGCCATTTCTTTTAAGTCTGAAGAAGAACATCAAGCAGCATTGTATGATGCTTGCCTGCTGATTGTGAATACTTACAATCAAACTGATATGCTTGATGGTTATTGCTTTGACCACGGGCAAACTGAGACAATCACTTCCTATGATTTTATGAAGTTTGCCCGCAATGTTCTCAACAATCTTTCTGTGAAATGACCGCAACTTTCTCTAAAGATTTCATCAACGATTTCATCGGTTATGTGATGTCATTCTATGGTCCTGATGGATTGTATCCTATGGGCGCAAATCGTACAGTAGTGCGTAAAGCAACCAACGATGTTATCAGGATTTGTAAGATTAAAGGTCATAAGTTCTGTGGTGATAGTATTGACCGTGAACTTGTGCGAGACATTATGATTGACAAATACAAACTTTCTATCAATTAAAGTTACGATCGTTCAAAGTGTACCTATAGTATGAGCACTCTTACCATGCAAGCACAAGCACAACAAACTATCGCAGATTCTGTGCTGAAGCATACTCAAATGCTGATTGAGGCACTAAAGCACAATTATATTCAGTATTCTGTTCGCGGTCATCAGCGAGCGATTGAGAACTTCAACTATACCTACGACACTACCGATTCGGTTCAGTCTCAATATCATCAGCAGAAGATTGATGAACTCAAAAATGGTGAATGTCCCATTGATTATGTGATTGAAACTGGCAAAAAATATCACAAAGTTATCTTTGTTGATGGTGGAGGTTCTCGCTCCGTTCATTGTTTCATCGACAAACAAACGGGTCAAATGTATAAATCTAGCAGTTGGAAAGCACCTGCCAAGGGCGTAAGATACGACCTGCGAGTTATCACTGACCGCGAGTATGTTCTTGCGAATTGTGATTGGTCTGGTGGTTATCTGTACGCAAAATGAGTAACACAATGTACGACATTAACAAAGAAGTGACTGTAACAAAGTCCCTCAAACTTCTGCGTGATGGTTTCAAGAATGAGTTTGCCAGATTTGCTTATGCTGATGAGCGAATGTCTGAACTTTTAATGCAACTCGCGAGTGAGTTTGTTGATGCTAACATTCCTGTGGTTGATGAGTACAATCAAACGGAACTTGCGATGATGCTGTTAGAATCTCTTGACATTACTGCTATACGCTAAACAACACAAACAAATGACTTCTGGTTATACTCTCAACCGTGTTAATCTGACGAAGGATGAAGAAACATGTATTCTTCATTTCTTACGTCAAGCAGAAGAATGTGGGTATCCTAGTTGTAACGAACCGTGGTATCCAGTTATTAACAGTATCTTCCGCAAGTATTATGATAGTGATGTAAAAGAGGCACAACCCTGGCAGACTCTATGATTCTCACTTGCGTCTCACTGAGAACCCTGTCCAGCACTAGATCAAAAACCCGATTTTTCTGCAATTCTACTGCAAAGGTGCCCTAGGTCATTCTCTGCAGTAAAAACGTCAATTTTTTCTAAAGTATAAACAAACTCATGAAGTACATCGTTGAACTCTACGTTGGTGGCAAAGTCTTCAAAGAAGAAGTACAAGCAACCAACCCTAAAGATGCCCGTGAAACTGCACAAGCACGAAATCCTCATGCTAGGGTAGTTGGTGTGAACGTAAGTTTCAGGTAATTAAAGTTACGATCGTCCAAAGTGTACCTATAGTATGAGAAACACTTTCACCGTCCGCTTTGACTCCAACGCTCTGGATTCTCCAGAGTACATTGGACCTTTCTACTCTGAAGATGACGCACAAAACTATTGCGATGCCCGCAATGATTCGTTATCACTCTCAGGTGTTCCTTCCTGGGTTGCTTGTTACTCTGTTGTTGATTGATGATGACACAAACTCAATGGGATGACATTTACACTTCCCTCTACGAAGTGTATGAGAAAGTATCACTGAAGGATGAGCAAACCCGCTCTACTATTGGTGATGCACTTGACCGATTGATTGACATTAACCCTCGCAACTCTGTGAAGTGATTATGACTTTAACAACCACACAAATTGATGCTCTAGTTGCCCTGATTGAGTATCATCAAGATGAAGGATGGTATAACATGATTGAAACTACGGGTCTTCTTGCCTATGAAGGTGGAGAACTTCGTAGAGAACTTCTCAAAATGCGTGAAGAGGTTTGATGATGACTAACGAACAAATCCTACAACTTGCTGAAAATTACAAGTTCTGTTGTCGTGATGAAGATGACATTAAAGACTGGAAAGTAATTCCTTCTCTTATTCTTGAGTTTGCCCGAGCAATGTATGATGAGGGTTATGATAGAGGATACGATGAAGGTTACTCAAATTGTTCTCTTGACATGGGAGATGAGAATGTATGACTTACTCTAACCTCTCCAAGATTCGTCCTAAACTTCGCACACAAGGTAACATCACTGGCAACTTTGGTCGCCCAAAATCTAAAGCGGGTTCGCCTCTTAATGAACTTGGAATGACTGCTGCTGATGTAGTCAAATGCCCCACACAAGATGAGTATTTGAATCGTTTGTATTATGCGTTTGACAATACCACAGACGACAAACTCAAAAAGTTCATTTATCAGGAGATTCGTAAGATACACATTCAGCGTGGAAGTTGGTAGGTATTAAAGTTACGATCGTCCAAAGTGTACCTATGGTATGAGCAACCCTAACATCGTTTCCGAAATCTACTCCTACCACACGAATTGGAAGGAAGGTAAAGTCAATCACATGTGGATTGAGCAAATCACTGATAAAGAGTGTGACAATCTCTACGTTGCTGTTGCACACAATCCCCGCAATGGTTCTACGATGGAGATGAGCAATCCCCGCACATCTTACTCCGAAACTCTAAACTGGGTTCGCGGTTTCTGTGGCACTTTCTGTATTCTCAACTGATGCGATTCATCCTTCTTTTCTCTACACTTTTCTTTGGTATTCATCTTGGTGCGAATGCACTTGCAACTGTGAGTGAGTATCAAGAAAAGCAAGCAGATCGCTTCTGTCAAATTAACACAAACTACTGCAAATGAGCAAAGTTCTTACACTCCAAGTCACTGAAGTTTCTTTTGATTTTGATGAAGATGATTTCAGCGCAGAAGATCGACAAACAGTGATTGATTCTGTCGTTGGTGAAGTCTTTGAGGTTGAAGTTGATGACGATGATGATGACGGAGCAATCGCAGATGCTTTAGTTGAAGAGGTTACAGATTTCACTGGTTGGTGTGTCTTTTCTCTTGATTTCATTCACGTTCTTAACACTCACTGATGAAACATTCCAACACAGTTCGTATCATTGACAAACTGGGATTGTTCCCTGAGACTAAAGGTAAAGCACGCTACATTTCCGTCAAAACATATAATCATGCGATGGAGATTGTAGATGAACAGAATAAACTTGGCAACAATGCTGTCCTGGTAAACTGGTGATTTCCCTTCCTAATCCTAAAACAAAAATGACACTTTCTCACGCACAAATTGAAGACCTGCGACAAACTTATGCTGAAATGGTTGTTGATGGAATGGACATGGACACATTAGTAGCATTTGCGATTGATTCGATTGTTGATGCTCTGCCTGTAAATGAGCAGGCATTGATTGAAGAAATCCGACAGTTTTATGATGATGATTTTGTGCAAGATTTGGTTGAAAGTGTAACACAAGACTCTTAATTCTTTTGAATTAAAGTTACGATCGTCCAAAGTGTACCTATGGTATGAGCAACACTAACTACAACGCAAATC